TCGCGCAGGCGATATCGAACGCCAGAGCGGTCCGAAATGCCCCAAGCCTTTTTGCCTGTTGCGTACATGCGTTAGCCCCTCAGGTAAGGCCTGCCGGGCTGCAGCTTGAGCGGGACACGGTCAATGTCCTCGTCCGCAGCCCGCTGGAATTCTTCGTCGTAGACCGCCTTCAGCAGCCCCGTGCGCTCCGGAGACCGCTTCATCGAGATGTAGTAAGCAAGGCCAGCGACCATGCAGGGCAGGAAACGGAACGGGATGTCGTTCGTATTGGTCAGCGAGTTGGCGTCCTGCATACGACGAACGTAGTAGTACCGAATCTGGTCCGTCGAGTTCTCGGGAGCCGCCCAGACATACATCGTCGGGGTGATCGTCCGATCAAGGAAGTACTGGCTCGGCCGACCCTGCGTGGTCTTGTTCGGCAGGGTGAAGTACTCCGTCCGGCTGATCCGATCCATCTCGTAGTCCGTCCCGCTGCGACGGACGATGACGTCGAGGATATCGACAACATCGGCAGCCAGCACATAGGACGGATCGCCTGCGGTGACCGTGAACATGCCCTCGGCCACGGTCCACAGGTTGAGGCCGCGGTTGGCCCATTCTGCCAGCATCAGGTTCAGAGACCGACGGGCAGTGCGCGCGTCATAGCCCGTGCGGACCTCAAGCCCGCAGCGCTCATACGCTTCCTCGATGATCTCCGCGACGTCCAGATTGAAGTCGCGCGTCCCTGATGTGGTCATGGGTTATTTCGCGCCCTTTTTAGCGCCCTTCTTGGCACCCGAGGGCTTCATGCCCATAGCCATAGCCTTGCGCGGGCTGATCATGTCGGCCGAGCAACCCTTACCGCCCTTTTTGCCGTAATTCATCACTTCTTCCCCTTCGCTGTTTTGGCGGACTCGCGGAAAGCCTTCGCGGTAGGTGCGCCCTTGGTTCCCGGTTTCCGCATCTTCTCGTTAGAGCCTGCGGCGATGCGCTTCCGCTTGGCGTTGATGTTAGCATACAAGCCGGTCTTTGCCATCCTCTTCCCTCCGGGTTCGGAAATCTGTTGCGTCATGCTTCCACGGTTCATATCAGCAGTTCCACGCGCGAAGCGATTTGTTGATCCGGCTGTTCGGATCGTTGCGGGTCTTCTCGCTCGTCAGCTTTTTCTTCATCCCAGACATTCTGGCACAGAAGGACGCGCGACGGCCCTTGTCCTCCTTGGTCTTCGGGTTCGGAGCCGGGGGCTTCAGGTTCATGCCTTGGGCCTTAGCCGAAGCTCGGCCCTTGGCGTTGAGACCGCCTTTCTGATCTTGCCCGGCCTTACGCTGCCATGCTGGCGTCTTTGCCATCTGCCATCTCCACTACCGCCCGGCAAAGGGCGATGAAGTCATCCTGTTTTAGGTCGCTTTTCGCAACATTAACACAACGACAAACAAGTTGCACGTTGCCCTCCACGTAGGGCTCGTCAGAACATATGCGGTCGATACTGACGTTATGGGGCTGAACACCGGAACCCAAAACCATGGTCATAGGGGTTCCGCTAAGTGCGCATCTTCCACCTTGGGTGGCCCACAAACGCTCCAAGAACTCCACACGGATCGTGCATTCATGGCGTTTTCGCGCCTTCGCAAGTAGGTAAGTCAAGTAGGAGCGGGCCGATCTTGTCCTCCGTGTGGCGTAAAACTGGAGTGCTTCGGGTCCGTAAGTGCGCTTGTGGTAAGACGCCATCTTCTTCTTGATGCAGTTCTTGCACCAAGAATTGTATTTAGTCTCACCAGAAGATGTTTTTCCGGTCGTGTAGAACATGTCGAGCAAAAAAACCTCCGCGCAGCAGGGGCACGGTTTTTCTCCGTTCTCCATTATTTTACTGCGCGGGGCCACTAGCGCCTCAGGACCAGAAGAGTGTTGCAGACGTCAGGTTCGTTGCCGCCGACACGAAGATGTCGGACTGGAACAAGATGCCCTCCTCGGGGATGTAGACGTTATGCGTGGTGCTGGCCACGAGATCGACGTCCATGAGAGTGCTGCCGCCGCTGCCGTCGGTAAGTGTCAGGCGACCTGCGCCAGCGGTGGTCGTAACGACGATCATGCGAAGGCGGGAGCGCCCAACAGTGAGCGCTCCTGTCCCCGTGACCCGCTTTGACTTAGTATCAGAACCGGCCATAAGGGCCTCCTATTAGGGGAGTTCGTGGGCTTGGACGTAGCGAACCGTGACGGTTCCGACGCCAGCGCCAGTGTTGGCCGACTTCACAAAGATGCGCTTGTCGGTGGTGCCGGTGTCGTCCCAGTTAGCGGTGCGGGTGGCGTCCGTGCCGGGGTTCAAGCCGACAAGACCGACAGTCATGGATGTCAGCGCAACGAGCTCAGTGGCGGTAGCCGTGGTACCAATGCTCAGGGTGCTGGCAGCGCCGTCCCATGCCACAGTGTTCAGCATCTGGATGTTGATGACATGGCTGTTGGCGGGTAGCACGATCTCCGTCCCGAGGGCGGTCGCGGTGTTAGCCTGCGTGACCGGGAAAATCTGAGCCATGACGACAGAACCGACGTTCTTGACGTTGGTGCCCAGCGTGGTGCCGGTGGTGTTGGCGATGTTGCCTGCCCGGATCGGGCCCGAAAAAGTAGTCTTGCCCATGATGAGCTCCTTGCACGAAGAGTCGCCCCGCAGTCTGTGCAACGTCAGGAAGGGCGTCCTGTCTGCGCGGCTGATGTTACCCTTTGCGGCAGTCTACACGGGCCAGAGTGAAAAAGAAAGGCCCACCGAAGTGGACCTTTCACTGCATTCCCGAAGGTGGTGCAGGGGATTAAGCGCCGGTCGTACCGAACACGCAACGCGGGTCCGAGAAGCCGAACGAGTAGCGTTCACGGGCCTTGTAGCGCATGTTGCCGGTGTCGAAGTCGCCTTCCATGCCAGTCGAGAGCGGGGTGCGCTCGAAGTGGATGAAGCCGCGCGGTGCGTCCGTCTTGATGAAGAAGGCGTCCGGGTCGGTCAAGAAGTCGTTGACTGCGTAACCTTCCGGCAGCATGCCCATCGAGCGGATGGCGTTCACGTCGTTGTCGGCGGTGCCGACGCGGAGGTTCGACACCATCAGGCGTTCTGCAACGAACTGCAGCTGGCGAGGAATCACCAACTTCGTGCCGCGCAGAGCGACCTTCAGGCCACGTTCGTCAACGAAACCAGCGATGCTGATCAGAGCGTCCTCGAGCGAGGTTTCGTTCAAGTCAGCGTCGGTCGTCGGCTTGTTGGCGAAGGTCGAGCCGTTCACCAGCGGGTGGTTGGTGGCGCAGAGAGCCACACCGTCACCACCGGCCGAAGCACCGCCGGTGAAGGCGTTGTTCAGGATGGCAGCGGCTTTCACCTGCTTGGTGTGAGCCATCGAACGGGCGAGGGCACGGGTGTAACGGCTGCCAAGGCGGTCGTACAGGTTGTCCTCGATGGCTTCCTCGGTGATCGAGAAGGCCAGTGCGATGGTCTCGTGGTTGTACCGAGCGGTGTAGGCTTCCTGTGCATCGTCATAGGCGATGCCCGAACCTTCCGATTTGGTCGGTGCTGCGCCGAACCCGGACAGCATAACCTCTTCCTCGAATGCACGATCCGAGGACTCGGTGGTGAAGATTTCAGCATGCTGGTTTTCATACCGAGCATACTCCATGCCGAACAGAGCATTGAGACCGGGCTCAAGCTCTTTCGCAAGTTGTGCGCGCGAAATTGCCATAGGTCAGGTCTCCTTATGCCACCGTGCCTTCAGAATCAGCCTGAAGGAGTGCATGGTTGTTGAACATCACGATCATCTGAATGCCTGCAGCCGCGAAGTCTTGGCTGGTCGGATCATCATAGATGCCGAGAATCTTGAGCGGAAGCGACGCGTTCGAAGCATCGAGCGTAGCCACGTCCATCGATGCCGACGACTGACCCGTGGTGGTCGAACCGGAAGTGCCCGAGTCGAACTGGGTGTTTTCGAAGATCGCCGCACGGGCGGTAGCCCGGTTGGTGAACGTCGCGTCGGTGGCAATGACGAAGCGCTGGGTGGGGTTGTCATAGACATACCCAACGATGTCGAAGTTGGTGTTCGCGCCGGAACCGGGCCAGTAGTTCGACCAAGTTTTCTTTCCAGTCACGGACGAGACGTATTCGCAGCCTGCGAATGCGCCGACGTGCTTGTAGGTGTCGCCCGAGGCCGAGCCAGTGATGGCAATCGAGCCACCATTGGTCGCAATGACCGGGGAACCATTGTAGATCGCAGAAGCGTCCGAAGCGATAAAGTACGCGTTGGTACCTTGGCTGTTGGGAGCGCCACCCGCGAGGTTGATCGGGCGAAGCCCGAACGCACCGGAAGAGTTAGGCATTATGTTGCTCCTTGTCAGTCGGACTTTTTACGTCCGCCAAAAGATACCCGACTTTGCCGTTGTTGATTGATCGGCATCGACGGATGTTGCTCTTTCATCAGGTCCTGATCAACAGCTTCCATTTGTTCGCGGGTCCGGCCCCCGTAATACGCGGTTCTTTCTTGGGCTGTTTCGATAGGAACACGAGTGAGAATCAGACCACCGTTTCCAATGACCCCGGCATGCTTGCCGTCCTCAATCGTGGGTGCTTGGTATCCCGGATGCTCCTCCGCACGGACGGGCTCGTAGCCCTGACGCAAGCGGTTGAACACGTTTCCTTTGTCCTCTTCTCCCCGGATCGAGGAGCGGACCCAGCGATGCTTATACCCTTCGGGTGCAGGCGGGGCGTCAAGGACACTGGGCGGGGCCCAAGGTTTGCGGCGCGATTCGGCATCGCGGGTTGCGCTCTCGCGCGGGGTTCTGTCGGTCATGATCTCACTCCTTCACGTATTTCGCGTATTCTTCCAGCGGAACGTTGAGACGTTTCGCCATGGCGACCTGAGAAGCGGAGAGCTTCACCGACCTGCGCCCCTGTACAGCGGCCTTAGATGCACTTGCCGCGGCAGAGGCGACCCGGGCTGGTGCAGCCGATTGAGTAGTCTTGAACTTGTGCGGGAACTCCCGACGAATCCGACTATCGATTTCACTATAGTACTCATCGGACGTTGGGTCAAACCCTTCATCTTCGACGAGAGTGCTGTGCAAAGCCATCGCCGCAGCGGTGAGCATCTTGTCCGATCCGAACCATTCGTTCTTCTCGGCCCAAGTCTGCGCCTTCTTGTCCACCTTGACTTCCTGCGGGCGCTGGGCCTGCGGAGCTGGGGTCTCGGCCCGCTCAGCCGATTGCGGCTGGGCCTCCGAGCGCTGCTTTGCGATCCGGAAACGCTCCTGATCGATGGCAATCTTCGACATCTGCTCCTGAGCCGACGCCAAAGCGTCCGGATCACCGGACTCATAGGCCTTCTTGAAGGCGTCCTTGGCAGCGATAGCCTGAGCCTCGAGACGGGTGCCGTACTCGCTCAGATAGCCGGTATCGAGACCCTTGACCCGCTGCTGCAGCCGCTGGTTCTCTTGGTAGAGCTGCTCAGCCAAGCGCTGAGCCTCTTCCTTGTCGCGTTCGGCAGCGCGGCTCTTGGCCGTGAGCTTGTTGATGCGCGACTGTACCTTAGTGCTGTACTGACCAAGCTCGTCATCATCGTCCTGCGCTGACGCAGGGGTCCCTTGACCCTCGGACTCAATCTCGACGGAGACGTCGTCGTCAAACTCTTCGTTGTTCTGGCTCATGTTCATGCCCTCAAATGTGTTGGATGTCGTCGGGGTCGGCCAGCGTGGCGATCACCTCATCGTCATTGATGATGCGGACTTCGCCGCCATCAATGCGAAACCGAGAGCCCGCATAACGGCCGATGCAAACCCATTGACCCTCCGCGCACCACGGTTCCGGGTTGTCCCCAAACTTGTTGGGGTCGCAGTAGGCCAACGGACCGATGCGAAGGACATAGGCGACAACCGTCGCCAAGGCCTCCCGTTCACGAACCTGATCCGGCAGGATCAGGCCGCCTTCGGTCTTTTCCTTGCCCTTGTACGGCATAACAAGAATGCGCCACCCGGTAGGTTGCGGGAGGCGGTCGAGAAGGCTTTTCTCCAAGAGGGAGGGGTCAAGAACTCGAGCGCTGGAGTCCACGTAGGCTGCGCCTACCCCGGACTGTTCTGCCTCTTTAGCTTTCTTGGCTGCGATGCGCTGAGCAATGTGCTCAGGAACGTAAAGTGTCTTCGACATCGTCGTCAGATTTCTCCAGCAGGGATTTTAAGGTTTCCCGCGCGTAGTCGAGTCCCTGAATCTCTCCCACGACCTGCCGATAATGCTCAAAGCTATTAGCGGCACCGAGGACGAGCTGATCCGCGAGGGTTTCGCGGCGCTCGTCCAGTTGCTTATACATAGCTTTTGCAAAGACAACAACGTTCATGTTCACTGTCCCCGCTGACGGTTCAGGGCAGCCTGCTGCTGTTGGGCGGCAATGCGCTCACGAGCGATCTGAGTGCGGTCCTCGGACACCTGCTCTTGGACCTCGATCCGGGCCGCATCAGAGGTTGCGCGCTGCAGGATTTTCTTGCTCTCCAGAGCCAGCTTCTTCTGATCCACGTCCTGACGCTGGGTCAGCTCCTTGTCCTTCAGAGCCAGTTCCTGCATCCGGATCATGACCAGCGGGTCTTGGTTCTGGCCCTGCGGAGGCGACAGCTGCGGCGCAATTTCGGCCATCAACTCGGCCAAGACCTGTGCCACGCGGGCCTCAACTTGGTCCGGGGTGAACTGCGGCGGCAGGGCGGCGATCTGGCCGATCTGCTGCATGGCGTCTGGCAGGGCGATCTGCCCGTTCTGGGCTGCCAAGCCGATCTGCGCGCCCAGTTGGGCTCCCTGCTGCTGCTTCAGCTGCGCCAGCTCAGCGTCCACCATCTCACGCGCCTTCAGCGACAGGTGCTGGAAGATGTGGGACGAAATGACGCCAACCAACAGCGGGGTCATCGAGACGATGCCCATCTGCAGGAGCGCCAAGTGGTTCTGGACGTGCGCGTCGTGATCCTGCTGCGGGAAGGCCTGCGGCACCTGACCTTGGATCAGCATGCCGGACTCCAAGGCGGGGTCCATCGGCTGGGGTTGGGGCGGCAGCGGCAGGATTTGGTCGATGTTCTCGACTTCCAGCGCTTGATACATGCGCCGATAGGCTTCCCGGAGGTTATGGATTTCGGGAGCGCTCTGAGCCAGCTGCAACTCGGTCTGGGCCAGCGTCACGCGCTGCGACATCGAGAAGATGTTCGGGTCCGAGACCGGGATCACGTCCACGCGGTCGTCAAAGTCGGCCTGCTTGATCTCGGCCGGAGCCCCAGCGACGGCATACGGATACACCGGCGGCAGATTCTCGGCGATCACACGGGCCAGCAGGCGGAACTCGGCCTTCTGGGCGTAGTGCAGGCGCTTGTGAATCGCCGACATGACCTTCATGCCGCGCTCGAGCAGAGCGACGGTGGTGCCGACCGGGGCCTCGTTGTTGAGGTTGCTCATCTGCTGGTCGGCCAGCGCGATGAAGCGGCGGCCGTCGTTGACCAGCGCGCCAAGCAGCTGCGCCAGCGTTGCCGACGGCTCCTTGTACGGCAGCGGGACCAGAGCGTTCCGCAGGTCCATGCCCGGAGCGTCGATCTCGCGCCATTCGCCGGGCTGGATCGGGCTGTCATTGTCGCGGACGCGGATGCCCTTGGCCTTGAAGCCTGCAGGCAGGTTCGCAAGAGTGCCTGCGTCGATGAGTTGGCGCAGGATGGACGTGGCCGACCGACCAAGGCCACCGATCATGTGCACAAGGCCGAAGCCGTAGAAGCCAAGGCCCGGCAGGAACTTGTAGTGCACGAAGTACTGACGCTTGCGCTTCAGCTGGTCGTTGGGATTGTAGTTGCGCTGGACCGACAGGACCTCGTTGGTGTCCTTGTCCACCGTGACGATGTACGGCAGCTTGAGGCCGGTCGGGGTGCCGATCATATCGACGTCCTCGAAGCCCTCGATTTCCAGCTCCGCGTGGAACTCCAAGAGGGTCCGAATGTCGTCCGAGAAGCTCTTCGAGCGGCCGTCGATCTCGTCAACCTTCTCCTTGACGAGGTCTGTGGCGTCCGTGGAGTTGCCTTCGCCCAGATCGATGTCGCGGTACGCCCCGGAGAGCTGCATCTTGCGGACGTCGTTGCCCTGCATCTTGAGGACGTGGGTCGCGCGCGGGGTCGTGTCCAAGTCCACTGCCGAATACGGCACAACCAAGTCCTGCGCCGGAACGAACTCGGACACCTCGCGGCCGCGCACCGGATCGTAGTAGACCTTCTTAAAGGTCGAGCCGGACAAGGGGAGATAGAACAGCATCTGGTCCATGCCCGGATCGTATTCCGTCATGACCTCGGTGATGCGGTAGTTCATGAAGTTCTTGACGCGGGCGGCCTGCGCCTCAGTCTCCGGGGTCTTCACCCCCATGATCTGGGTTTTGACGGGGCCCTGTGAGGGCAGAAGTTCCTTGTAGGCCTGCGCTTGGAACTGGGTCACCGACTCCGAGATCAGCGGGTGGGTGACGCCGGAGGCTCCCTCAAACGGCTCCATGCGCTCTTCGTACTTGATCCCCAGAAGGTCCAGACCCTTGGCATAGGATTCTTCCCACTCCTGACGGGACCGAAGGTCGTCTTCGTAGGCGGCCAAGAGTTCGCTGGCGAGGCTGCGTAGGGTGCTGGCGTCGATGTACTCGGCAAGGTTTGCGTTATGCTCGAGGGCCGGGTCCGGCATCCCCGCAACGACCGCGTCGTCGGCCAGCAAGGCTTGGACTGTTACCCCGCCGTCGGCGTCCTCGATGATCTCAGCGCCGCCCGGGAACTCCATGGGAGAATCGACCGAAATCTCCACGTCCGGAGCCAGCAGGTCGTCGGCCATCATGGCTCTGTCAACGATTGCCATCAGTAGTACTCCCGTTTCTTGTGGTGCTGGGGCTCAGACATGTCTTCTTCGCCGTTCAGGGTAACAAAGCCGCCTTGCCTGAAACGCATGAGGGCCAATGTCATGCTATCACAAAAGTCATCATGGTCGCCAGATGGGAATGATGTCACCTCTTCGACGACATCCTCGGCAAAGGATTTCTCCATCGGAGCCCAAACCCGCCCTGCCTCGAACAGCGGGGCAACCAAGTGCATCCGGGTGTTCTTGTCAAAACCGCCCTTTCCCCTCCGGCCGGGGCTGAAGGTCAAGGCAGGGATGCCCCGGGCTCGGAATTCGTCCGCCAGAGGCTGTCCGGTGGCCTTGGCTTCGACCAAGACCATGTCCGGCTCCCAGTATTCGTGCTCCTCCCACGCAACTTCCTTCAATTCGGGGAAGGACCATCGCCCGCGCTTGGCGTCGAGCAATATTATTGCGTCTGGCTCCCCTTCGACGGGTGTAAACACGCCCCAAGTCGTGATTGCGGAGTAGTCGGCCGTCTCTTTCTTGGAAAACGCCGTGTCGTAGGCCTGCAGGACGTACTGAAGGTTCGGAACCTTCTCTTTGTCCCAGTTTTTCCACCACTCCTTGCGGATAATGGCCGATTCCGACGATGTCGGCAGCTGCTGCCACTGCGCGGACCATTTTGCGAGGGGCAGAGCCGCCTTAACGCGCAAAAGTTCCTCAGTTTTCCAGAATTCCGGCCACAAAGCGTTGCCAGAGGGCAAAATGGCAGGGAATTCGACCACTTCCCACTGGTCAGCGAGGATGTCGTTGCCTTGGGCAGCCAAAAGACGGCCCGTCAGGTCCTTTTTGCCCCACCGCGTCATGACGATGATGATCGCGCCACCCGGCTGGAGACGCTGGCGGGGGCCGGAGGTGTACCATTCGTAGGCGCTATCGAAGGCGGTCTCCGACAGGGCGTCCTGTTCCGAGTGCGGGTCGTCGATGATGAACAAATCGGCCCCGCGGCCGGTCACGGCAGCGCCCACACCGGCAGCAAAGTACTCCCCGCCCTTCTCCGTGGACCACCGGCCCGCCGATTTCGAATCTTCCTTGAGCACCGTCTTCGGAAAAATCTCCTTGAAGGTGTCGGAATCGATCAAATCTCGCACTTTGCGGCCGAACCGGACGGCAAGTTCGGTGTTGTGGGTGGCCTGAATGATCTTGAGCTTCGGATTCCGGCCCAAAAACCACGCTGGCATGAGGTATGAGGCGAATTCGGACTTCGAATGACGCGGCGGCATGTTGATGATCAGCCGCTTGATCTCGCCCCGGGCCACTTTTTCGAGCTTTTCGGCGATGACCCGGTGGTGCTTGCCCTCGATGAAGTTCTCGTAGACGTGGTGCACGAAGGGCATGAACGTCTCTTGGGCCTTTTCCCGCACCTCTTGGGTGCGCCGGGCCTCGATGAGCTCCAGATACTCCTTCAGGGCCTCGTCTGGCATCAGCTCGAGATTAGACACTGTCGATATCCTTGCGGTAGTAGCCTCCCAAGCGGCTATATCCGAGTCGTTCCACCAGCTTTCCGACGCGATCTTGGGACACGTCAGAGCCCAAAGTCACAAAAACAGCTTTTGCCCGGCAAAGTCTAGCCCATTCGGACAGGTGCTTGAGCAGGCGGGGGCCGACCATCGAACCTCGGGCCGCCTTCCCCACGAACCAGATGTGGTCGTAGACGACCGGATCGTCCGAGAAGAAGGGTGCGTCGAGGTAGGCAGCGATGATGCCGAGTATCTGACCTCGGTCCTCGGCCACCGCGACGAACATGTTCGGGTTCAGGATGCAGGAGACGATCTCCGTCGCCGACTTTGACTCGCTGAACGACAGCGTCCGGAACGAGGTCTCCGCATGCATCTCCTTGGCCAAAGCCATGATGCCCGGCAAGTCTTCCGGCAGCGCTCTGCGGTAGGTGACCATCAAGCGATACTGGGCAAGCCAAAACGCTGCAGCGCAGCACCACGCTCTGGGGCGGCCCGGGGGCGAGGGCTGGAGCTGTAGGTTTCAATCGGGACGCAGCCCCTAGACACGATGTCGTAGACATAGCCTGCTGGGCAGTACTCCGGAGAGCCTTCGGTCATCATCTCAAAGCCGGACATGATCGCATCCATGCGCTCACGTTCGGTGGCGGCCGGGTCTACAGCGACACCCGCGGAGCCGTAGCTCAGGGGAGCGGTGCCGCTCAGACGCGCCGTGAGATCACGGGCGGCGGTTTCACCGCTGTATTTGGCGACGCGCTTCTCAAGGTTTTCCGGGGCCGGGCGCAGGAAGTCTCGAGCAATCGCAATTGCCGCCGAGCGCGTGTCGGGGGCAGCGAAGATGGATTCGGCCGCAGCGCGCTCCGGACCCTCCAGCTCGTAGATCATGAAGTCGATCTGGGCCTCAGGGTCGTCCAACGCGGCCCCTCGCATCTTTGCGAATTCTTCGTAAGCCCTACGACGCGGACCCGTTGCTTGATACAGGCCGTAACCACCGCGAGACCCCTCAACAATGGGGTCTATTTCGTTGATCCCCGGATCAAAGCCGCTCTCATCCTCGAAGTTCATCAGGAAGGCGTCTGCCACATAGTCGGGCAGACCTCGATCAAGCATCAGGCTTCTAAGGTAATTCGGGTCTGCGGCCATGTCCTACCTCCTCAACGCTGCCCTAAGTACGGGTATTGCGAGAAGATATCCAGCTGGCTCACGTTTTGATAGGGGTTCATGGCAGGCATGCCCATGTTCTGGGTAGGTTGCCCAAAGGCTGCGCCGTAGCTCAGGGCCGGGTTGATTGCACCAGTGGGGATGTTGGGGGCAGCGTAGACGGGAGAGTCTACGAACACCGGAGCCATAGGCGTGGTGGGTGCGCCAAGCATCGCCAGTTCTGCCGCCGTCATGGCAGGAACTTCTGGGTTGGCCGGAGGGGCCGGTTCTGCAGGGGCCAAGGATGCAATGCCGCTGCGGTCCGGCCCATCCCGGTCCATGGACCTCGGAGCTTGGGCAGCGCCGTCGCCCGCCCGCCCGGCGGAGGGCTTCAAGCCAAGAGCGTTTGCAAGTCCAGCGAGGCGACCCTCGAAGGTTGTGCCTGACTGGCCCGGACCTCCGCCGTCAAACATGTCGGCAAGGCTCGTAAATCCGCCAAGAAACCCCCTACGTTCTGCAGGCCGAGCCTCAGGGCGAATGGATGTGGCTGGGGCCGCCGAGACGGGGGCGGATACGGGGGCTGCAGCTCTGGCGGCTGCAGACGCCGCGTTAAACGATTTTGGGTCAACCGCACTCGGTCCGCCCGGACCGGTGGGCTGAACGGCCGCCCGAGCCTGTGTCATCGCCGGAGCCGCAGCTCTCGGAGCGGTGGCCACGGACATAGCTGCAGGGGAAGCCTTTACGGAAGCCGCGGAAGATGTCGAAGATACCGACCGCATACCAGCAGGAGTTGCGACACTTTTTGTGCCTGAGGAGCCACTGCCACCACCTGCCGCCTTTGCAGGGGCGGAGGCCTTTGCGGGAGCCGCCGACTTAGACGCGCCCGCGTTTCCTTTGGCCGAGGCAGACGCGCTCACGCCTTTGCTGGGGGCGCTGCTCTTGTTCCCGGCTCCGGCATTAGCCGGGCCTTGGCGGTCGCGGTCTTTGCTCGACGCGCTCGGACGATCACCCTTCGGCGGCATCTTACTTCCCCTTTTTCTTCTTCGGAACCCCTGCCTCGGACAAGGCAATGGCGATAGCCTGTGCTCGGCTCTTGGCCTTCGGAGCCTTCTTCGGGCCCTTCGGGTCTTTGCCGGAGTGCAACTTGCCCTCCTTGAACTCCCGCATGACCTTGGCGATCTTGGAGGGCTTGTTCATCGAGACCTACCCATCATTGATGCAATGCCCTTGCCCATACCGCCCTGCGGCCGCGGCCGCGGGGGGCCCGCGAGACTGCCGCCCTGTGGCCGAGGAGCCATGAAACTGCCGCCCTGTGGCCGAGGGGGTTGAGGCATAGCCGAGGACTGTGGCAGGTTCGGTGCTTGCTGCTGAATGGCAGCGAACAGCGGGGACTGCGAAGGTTGGGGCATCGGCCCGCCCATGCCCGGAGGCATCTGACCCATCAAAGACGCGACTCCGCCGGGTGGGACCATTCCGGCCGCCCCCGGCTGCTGCATGGGCTGTCCGCCCTGTCCCTGACCTGTACCCATCTTAGTAGGTGCCCGAGAACTTGAAGCCGCTGACCTGCTGCTTGCCACCTTCCGGCAGGGCAACGCCCTTCGTGCCGGGATAGTCCAGCTCCGACATCTTGGCGTCGTACTTAGCCTCTGCGTTGGCAGTGGACTTCTTCGACTTCATGACCGGAGCAGTCTTCAGTTTTCCTGCGGTATTCATCATTTTACCCCTATGAATCTGCTGCCACGGCCCGGCATCATGCAGCCACTGCGGCGAACCGCTCCGCCCTTGGCAAAGGTTTCCTCGACGGTGACTTTCTTCACCCGACGCTTCGGGGTCTTCTCGGATTCGTCTTCCGACTCGTCCTCGTCGTCCTCTTCGTCGTCCATCTCTTCGGACATGTTCTTACCCATGTCCATCTTGCGGGTCATCTTGGCCATTACATCGAGCCCTTGTACTTGCCGCCGCGGCCCGACATGACGCAGCCGCCGTCCTTGTAGCCCACGACCATGCCGCCGCCAGCCTTCTTCGCCATCGGCTTCAGGTTGGCACCGGGGTTCTTGCCGCCGGAGCCGGTGACACGAATGCCCGACTTCTTCGGGGTCTGGCGGTCTTCGCTGGCAGCCTTCAGGTCCTGCGCGATGGCCTTGGATTCGGTGCCGCCGGTGATCTTGCCCTCAAGGCGGTTCATCTCGGCAGTCTCTTTAGCGCGTTCGCGCAGCACACCCATACGCCCTTCCGACGGGCGCGGCATGGGACGAGTCGACTTCGTAGGGGCAGTTTTCATGATGGGCTCCTTGGCCAAGGTTGGGGCAACAATAGCAGAGGTTTCACCGGAGTGCAAAAACAACCGATCAGAACGTCCCCTTGAAGACGTTGCCCTTCTGCATGATCCCGCTCAGGGCGCGGATGACCCGGCCGTCCTTGTCACGCTGCTTGTAGCCCTCGCCACCAACAGGCTTCGAGGGCACAGGGCCAAGGACATCGCGCATAGGCTTGTCAGGATAGAACGGAAACTTCTCCCGCAGCTGCTCCTGATAAACTGGGCGTTTCGAGGGGGTGCCTTTTTCGCGCATGCTGGAGCTCCGAGGTCCGTGGTCCTCGGTACAATAGCAGGGCAGCGATGGTTTCTCAATGACGAAGGCCCGCCGACTGGCACGGCGGACCTTCGGCCTCTCGTCGAAGAGGGAGAACAATTCGACGGAGGCTATCCTGCGGAGGGAGGTACTCCCGCAGGAATTACAGCAGAAGGCTCTTGTACTGCTCCATGACGTCTCGCATTTCTTGCTCCTCGCCCATGTCCTTCTTACGCTCCGCCAAAAGCCGCCGCAGCGCCTTCACATTGTAGCCCTTGGCCTTGATCATCGTAAAGCGGTCCTTCTTGTCCCGCTGGATGTCCGCGATCTGTGCGTCGTCAGACTCCACCTCCTCGATGAACTTTCGTAGCTCCTCGGCCGCCGAAACATGGGCCTTCTGGTTGTGCTTGCGGAAGTCCTCGTCATCTTTGAACGGCAGCTTGCCCATGTCAGTTCTCCATTGATGGTTTGGTTGCGGCCTTGACGGCCCACATGGCAGCGCTTTCGATGTCGGTCTGAGCCAGCGCCTTCAGGCGGCTGACCTCTCTCCCGTGGACATCATCCATGCGTGTCTGGACGCCGGGGATGCTGTCGATCAGGTCGATCAGGTCCGCCGCAGCGCGCTTGATCTTGGCAACCCTGTCGTCGTTCGACGGGTTGAAGTTGATGCCAACCCTGTACTCACCCTTGGTCATGTCTCTCTCCTCAGATTGCTACGCCCGTGACCTCGACATCCTGCTCGTCCACAGGGTCGTAGGTCATGGCAAAGATGTCAGGCTTGCAGGGGTAGATTTCCCCCTTCACGCCGCGGATGATCCAGTCGCCTTCGGCAACCTCCATCAGCCCCTCCAGCGTCTTGACGTAGACGAACTCAGTGTCCGTCGCAGCAAAAACAACCTCGTCCACCAAGGCGTCCCGCAGCCACTTGGGCAGCTGCTCCTTGGTGTCAAAATGAATGTTGTAGCAGCCAATGTCGGCTACATCGAGGCCGAAAAACTGCACAGCCTCGATCATGACAGGCTTCTTGCGAAACAGACCCATCAGGCAGCGGCCTTGACAGCGCGGGGCTTGCGGGCAGCGGGCTTCTTGCGCGCCGGGCGGTACAGGGCAACGAAGTTGGCAAACAAAACACTCCGCATCCGGTCGCCCGCAACATCCCCATCCTCAACAACGAGCCAAGAACCGAGGTCCAAGCTCTTCCCACGGCAGTGCAAACCACCGTCAATCACCTGCAAATGGCCCTTGGCCAACGCTCCTACGACCCAGTTCGGAGCAGGTTCGTTGAACAACGGTACTCCGTTCTCCATTCCCGTGTACTGGACAGCGTAAACAGTGGCAGGCTTCTGCGGAATTTCTATGTATTTGGACATCTGTGGTTCCTCCTTGGTCCTTGGAGCTTTGTAGACGGTTGGTTGTTCACTGTCAACAAGCCCGAATGAAATTACATTGGCGAAAATTTCTGAGGGAAATTGAGCGTAGCATTCTCCCCAAAAAGCCCGACAGCCATCCGATCTCTGGCCTTTGCGGCAGCCTTGGCAGACGAGAAAGTTCCAACCTGAATCTGTCGGCCGTCCTTCTTGATCCGGGCCTCATACTTCCCGCGCAAAAACCTAACGCCAAGATACGGGACCTCGCCTATCGGCTCCCGGTTCTGCTGGTTCACGCCGCCGGGCACATCCCGCAAGTTCTCGATCCGGTTGTTCGACGTGTCCCTGTCGATGTGGTCGATCTGGTACTTGGGCCAAGAACCGTGGACCAAGGCCCATACGGCGCGGTGAACGAAAACGTACACCGGAGCCCTGTTGATCCGAAGGGTGAAGGTCCGGTGACCACCGCGCTTCTTGATCGAAACTCCGACCGGCCGACCTGTGGATAGGCGGATCACCTCTCCGCTCTCCGCGTCATACCGAACATAGGCCTTCAGTTCTTCTGGGGTTATCTTCTCTGTCATGTCCCACCCTGTATACATCCGAATGAAATTAGGATGGTGATTATTTGACCACGCTCCTTGGACTTTTATAGCGCGAATGAAAATGTGCTGCAATGACTTTATGGATACAGGGTGGGAGGGCGGGGCGCGCGCGACCGCCCCCGTGTCAAGGGGGGTGCCCCCCTATTTTTAGATATCCCGACCGATATCTTTTGGTCCTAAGGGACCCATAGGGTATATACTAAAGATAGGTTGTCCCATGCTGTGCCATTGTGTATCGTGTAGATACACGAAGGCAGAGGGCCAGCGTGTCAACAATGGAGAAGGCAATGGAATATCGGTTCATCAACACGGACAGCACGAAGATCACGGTTGATCTGACGCTGGGCGATATCGCTGATCTGCGCGACATCCTGACCAAGGCGCTGGATGCCAAGCTCGAGGATGTCTCGCGCTGGACAATGCGCAAGCTGATCCGGTCAATGGCCGAGGCGCAAGCCAAGGCGGCCGAGACCATGGCCTATGAGGCCATGGGGCTGGCCGAAAAGGCCAAGCTGTCGGACAGCTTCTAAGGCAATCGGGCAGGGCGCAAGCCCTGCCCCTCAACAAAGGATCAAGGACCATGCATGCAATGCAAGTGAAGCACCTCAAGGTGAAGGATCGGATCAAGCGGCTTCAGACGCTGGCCGCGCAGATCGAGGCGGATGCAATCGAGGCCGGGCTTGCCGAACGGAAGCCCACGCTGATCGAGGAATTCCGCTGGCCAAAGGGCGACGTGATAGCCCGGTGGGGCGCGGATGTCTGGACGGCATACAAGCGGGAGCGGATCGAGGAACGGTTCAAGTGGAAGTGACGGGCAGGGGCCGCAAGGCCCCTGATCCACCTTCGGTGGATCGATTGTCTATGTTCTCTGTTCCTGTCCCAGTAACAGAGGCGCGCGGCGCGGGGGCCGCGAATGATAAGGCCCCGACCCGACCCGACCCGACCCGAGACGCCCGACCCGAAAGCCTATTGCGTCTCATGTTGGTTCATGCTACTCTAGACCCACGGGCACGGTGCCCGTCACAACAAAGGAAAAGCACAATGGCAAAGAATCCCTTCGGCAAGTCGCGCCCCCAGAACCAGCCCTACGCAATCTATGAATCCGCAGGCGGGCAGGGATGGACGTGGCACGTCTGCAAAACCTACAAGGCCCCGGACTCTGAGTCCAAGGACTATTACGCGCGCTGGTTTGTCTGGGCCAAGTCGCCGCATACCTTCGGCAGCTTCGAGGGCGGCGATACCTACGCGCGTGACGTCTGGTCGCTGGGCCGTCTGGTCGCATGCACCCCGGAATGGCTCGAGGCCCATGGGAGCAAGTCGCACTGGCAAGAGGGCACGATTGAACGTCTGGCCTGATGCATCGGTGACC